CTGATGCACTAGATGCTTACGAAGGTAATCGTAGCAGAGCCGCGCGGAAACTAGGCATAGGCAGAACACTGCTAATACACAAAATTAAAAAATATAATCTTTAGATAAATTCAGTTATTTTACGAGAGCCTTGAGGACTGATACTCATTCTAGCACCTTTGATTCCAAAGTTATTACGATCACTGCTATATCTTACCATCATAATAGGCTCATAAGCATCTTCTAATCGCTCACCGTTACTGTGTGTGGGACCAGTGCCTGTAAGTTTGTTACCATCAAACACAGGATCACCTTGCATAATAAGATCAACATTTTGTTGTCCTCTTTCGCCACCAAATGCATTACCATAAACAGCAATGCCACGCAAACGTCCATTTTGTATTTTTCTTGCTAGAGTCATGTTACGCGGCATTGCACCGTCTATGGTGCGTTCTTTAATTGCTTTTGCGAACGCATTTATTTCTTCTTTTGCAGCAGGCATTTCTTTGTATACGGCAGCAAGTTCTCTGTCGCTAAGTCCGCCATATTGTTGAAAATCCTTTGCAGTGCCAGGCACTCCTTTTTTATGGCTTATCCAGGCAACTTCTTTTCCACTTGCATCGTATGCATGAAAGTCGCTTTTAGGAGTTCCCGGTGTACTTGCAAATCCTGCAACACTTACAGTTTTATCACCTATTGTAATTTTGACAGCATCAGCAGCGCCTTTTAATTCTGCAAACTGTGCATTAACATTACTCAATGCTGCATCTTCGTCTCTTGTTGAAAATCCTGCTTCTCTGCCACCAAATTCTGCAGTTTTTTGTAAGGCTGTGAGACTATACATTTTACCATCCTCACCAGCAAACTTTTGTGGTATTTGTCCTTGACGTAGTAATTCTATTGTCTCTGGATCTGGCTTTAGTAGTATAGTGGCTTCAGTTGCTCCGACTGGAACAAAAGGTTGTTTATTTTGAAGTTTTTGGATGAAAATATCCAAGTTATTTCTTTTTGATAATTGACCTGATAAATTTGCTTCTTCAATTTCCTGCATATCTTCTGGGATAACCAATGGACCTTGTTGCGTAGACTTTACGCCCTTTACAGGATATTGTGTTAGTTCATATAATAGCATAGTATACTATTTATCGAGTAGCAACCATAGTAAGACTTAGCCCACATACTCGTAGTTTTAGTGTGCCTGTTTGTTCAAACACAACTATTTTAGCACGTTGCCCACTAGTAGTTTCATATTCACAAATGTAATCGTCAGGTATTGCTACACCGCCTCTAGCAAGTGCAGTGTGGACACAGGATTGTAGTTGCTGTTTGTAGTCATCGTCAACCCAACTACGGGCAAGAGCTCTACCAAGTATATCAGGTAGTTGTGCTTTTACTTCTTCACGAGTATTAAGGTCAATGTCCTCATCTACAAGTTTAAATTCATATACATATTCAACAGGGAGTTTTTTCTCATAGGGAACAACTGCATTTTTCATTCGAAAACTCTATTATGTGTATCTGCACAACGGATAAACGTTGCACACTTGGGCAAATGCTTTAGTTTATTAGCACCAACGTAAGTGCAACTGCTACGGATACCGCCAAGTAAATCTCTAACAGTAGATTCCACTGCGCCTCTGTAAGGCACAAGAACTTCTCTTCCTTCACTGCTTCTGTACTCCTTTAGTCCACCAAAATGTTTTTCATTTGCTGCTTCACTACTCATACCATAAAACTGCACAAACTGTTTTTCATCAAATACATGATTGATGCCGTCATGCATCATTTCTTGTGTCTTATATCTTTTTGTAATTACTTGTCCACCGCCTTCATCATGTCCTGCTAACATGCCCCCAAGCATAACAAAATCGGCTCCTCCAGCAAAAGCCTTAGCGACATCTCCAGGACAAACACAGCCGCCATCAGCAATAATATGTCCACCAAGACCATGAGCAGCATCAGCACACTCCATGACTGCGGACAATTGCGGATAGCCCACACCAGTTTGTATACGGGTAGTACAAACACTACCAGGACCAATACCAACTTTAACAATATCTGCTCCTCTTAGTAGTAACTCTTGTGTTTGGTCTGCAGTTACTACGTTGCCTGCAATAATTGTAAGTTTAGGATAGTCAGTTCGCATTTGACTAACAAAGTCTAAAAATCTTTCACTGTATCCGTTTGCTACATCAATACACAAATATTTAATATCTGCACCTTGATACACTGCACGAAACTTTGCTGCATCTGCTTCCATAATACCCATGCTATATGCTGTGTATTCTGCACGTTCTGGATTGTCAACAAAAAAGCCTACTAGTTCTTTTATACTGTAGGTTTTTATTAAACAGGTAAACATATTTAATCTGCCCATTGTGTCAGCCATATCCATAGTGCCAACACCATCCATGTTTGCTGCCATGATTGGAATACGTTCAAAGTTTAGTTTGCTGTTTCTAAATGTATGTGTACGTTCTAAACGTACTTCTTTGCGTGAACCTAGTGTGCTACGCTTTGGACGCAGTAGTACGTTACTGTAGTCCAGTTTGAGATCATTCTCAATGTTCATTTGTGCCTCTTAGTTTGATTCTAGTTTTACTTCTAGTGGATAGCCTTGATTTCTAGCACTCATTAGTACTTCTACACCTTTTTGTTCTGCAATTTCAAAAGGCAATACTGCTACAATACTTGCACCTTCATCACTAATTTCGTGTGCTTTGTCAACTGCACCTTCATCTTCATAGTTAAAAATATTAACTAAACTTTCAATAACAAACTCGTATGTTGTTACATCATCGTTAAGGTAAATTACTTTAAAGTCCTTAGGCGGCTCAATGTTAAGCACTGGGCGTACATTTTGTTTTATTTCTGCGTCGTTCATGTAAACTCCTGATTATGTGAGGAGCGTTTCCGCCCCTCACTTTATACTAATATTTACTCCGCAATTTGCTCAATAGCAATTTTACGAGGCTTTTTTTCTTCAGGAATAATACGCTCTAGCGCAATGTAGAGCATCCCATTCTCAAGTTTAGCACCATTGACAACTACATCTTCTGCAAGAGTAAAACTACGGTTAAACTTGCGCTGTGCAATTCCACGATGTACAAAGCGACTTGTGTCACCTTCGTCAAGTTGTGGCTCATGCGAGATTGTCATAATACCATCTGCTGTCTCAATGTCTAAGTCAGCAAGTTTTACACCTGCAAGTGCAATTTCGATTTGAAAATTGTTGCCGTCTTTGACTATGTTGTATGGAGGATATCCTGTGCTGTTTTGATTGTTCTCAATATAGCGTTGCATATTATTGAATACTTGGTCAAAGCCTACAGCATATGGTGTTAGTTTATTGATGTCGAGTGAGGTTAATCTTTGCATTTTTCGTTTCTCCTTATAAAAGCAAGATATGTTATGAGACCCTTAAAGGCATCTCTAGTTTAGTGGTTAACCGTTGACCACTGCGTGTGTATTAAGTCACAACACTATGATTTGGCCCATATAAATTATATTGACTATATATTTGGCCCTAGCCGCACAGCCTTTGCTGCCGCTTAAAATTATTTATCTTTATTGATTATCAATTTCACGTTTTTTCTTTAACCAACGTGCGCGACCTGCTGCTTTTTTGCGGGCGCGTTTTTCACTTGGTTTTGTGTGATGCTTACGATCACGAATCTCTTGCATTACGCCTTCATCTTGCAATAGTCGCTTTAATTTACGCCATGCACGATTAATATCATTATTGCGTACTTCTACAGTAAGACCGCGCTTTTGTCTTGGTTCTCTATATGCCATGTATTAATCCATTTTATCAGCGGTTCCAGTGGATCTGCTGCCTCATTAAAGTTGAATCTTTTATATGATTCTTTATTATTATAGTAGTATACATTATGTTTGTCAATAAAATAACCTGTAAAAAAGTCACTAAATTGACAATTCATTATAGTAAGATCACTACTATTATATGCATTAGTTATCCACTCTAATGTATTATCTTCAGTAGTCTGGTATACAGTAATAGGCAAAGGCATTCTACGAATATTATCTGTTATACTTTCTATGTATAGGTCACATCCTATTAGAAGTATTGCAGGTTGATTAGCAAAGTAAAAATCAGGTTCTGTTACCACGACGACGTTGGATTGCATTTTCAACTTCCTCTTGTTCTTGAACTGTAAGGTCTTCTATGTCTGTATAACCTTTTACTACTTGATCTGTTAAATGCTCAACATACTCATCATTCAAATATGTATCTGTAATCTCTTTTTCTAACTGCATCCAGTTAGTGCCAGTGTATCTAAATAATTTATTAGGCAATGTATCTACACGCACAAATAAATCGCCCTTGTCAGGATCTTTTGGAAATGCTACACCAAAATCTGCTTGTGCCGCTTTATCTAAGTCGAGGTCCGCTACTGCAGCGAAATTCTTTGTAGGAACCCCTAGTCCTTTTTTGGCTCTTCTGTCTTTAAAAACTGTAGTGTAGAATCTTCTTCAGTTACTTGTGCTTCAAGATCTTCTGCAAAGTCATCTTTTTTTACAAGGTTATACTTCTGCGCCATCTTAACAACTACTTCGTCTCTACGTTCAACTTCTGCTTCTAATTCGCTAATCTTGTTTAGTAATTCTTCAATCTGTGTATGCTGAGCACCTACACCTGCTTCAATTTCATCTAACTTATTTTTATATGCATCACGTTCTCTTTCAGTTGCATGCAACTGATCGTGTGTCTTGTTAAAATTGGCTTGTTGCAAATCGCGTTGTTCTTCAGTTGCAACAATTTTATCTACAAGTCCGTCATTCTCGGCTTTCATTGCTGCTATTGCGTTTGCTAGTTCATCACGCTCTGAAAGTAATCTATCACGTTCTGCCACTAGTTCAGCATGTTTTGCTGGATCAACATTAGCAAGATTACCGTCTAGTAGTTTTTCAATCTCAGCCAATACATCATTATGTTTTTTTAGTTCCATGTCTAATTCCTCTAATCTTGGATCAGTAACTCTTACTACCTTTTGTTTAGGCTTGTTTAATCCACGCTCTTGTCGCCACCATGTAATACTCATTACACCTGCAAGCACTAAACATATTGCAAGTGGATCAAACACTGCAACAATAATAATAATTACCCAGCGTACTGCTTCTTCCAGTTGACTGCGATCCGCTTCGCCATATACTAGTTCTGCTATGTATTTTACAGGGCCAACTTCTGCTTCAAACTGTCTGTAGTTTTTTTCAAATACAAACTTGTCCTCACGCAAACTATCTATAGTTGGCTGTAGTGACTCAATTTGCGTTTCAAGTTCGTCAATGCGTACATCAATATCCTTGTTTGAACTGCCTGCTTGTAGTGTATACTTTGCAATGTTTTCATTTGCACTTGCAATAGTAGGCTCTACAGTTTTGCGTATATCAGCAATACGAGCTTCTACTTGTTTTATTTGATCTGCAAGACGATTGTTTATCTTTGTGATTTCACGTTGTACTGCACTGGCAACACTTATTTCGCCGCTCTTTGCTTTGTCTATATCACCTTGTAGTTTTTGTCGTTGACGACGCTGTTGTTTGCGTAGTTCATTGCCTTTGGCAACCATGTCTGTCGTGCCGCCAAATGCTCCTGTTTTTGCTTGTCCTTGTTTGGTGTAAGCAAGTACATCAGCATCTAAACGATCAAGTTCTGCTTGTGCAACTGCTATTGCATCTGCACTACGCTTTTGTGCATCGCCTAAACGCTTGTTTTGTTGTGAAACTTCTTTTTCTGCTTGCTCTCGCAGTCCAGGAATCTTGTCATTCTCTGCTTTTATCTGCGGTGCTAAACTGTTACGAGCATCTTTAATACGTTCGCGCTCACGGGCAATGAGTGCATCAACTCTGCCACTTGTTTCACCTGCTTGTAGTCTAGTTATTTCTCCTGACCAACGTGCTTGCTTTGCTTGCGCTCTAGCAATCTTTTGATCAATAACTTCTGCTTGTGCAATTTGCTCTGTGCCTACACTGCTTTGTTCAATGTGGCTTTTACTTAGAAAGCCAAACACTCCCATACTTGTAATAAACATAAGCACAATGACTGCACTTGTTAAATAACCTTTGATTATAAATGGCGCACGTTTCCAGTGTATGTGTAGCCATACTGTAGCAAGTATTTTACCAACTTCTAGCACACTGCCCATCAATACAATAGGCAAAAATGCTGCAGCAAAAATTGCTGTGAGTCCTAGTATACTGTAGTATGCAGCAATAACGCTGATACTGATTGCAACTAATAGAGTGAGTAGACCTAAAAACATAACTTTATTATACTACCTTCCGTAAGTAAAAGTCAATTACGAAACGTATTTCTTTACTGTGACTGCCCTCTCTCCACCATTGCCTAATGCTCCTAGTGTTGCACCACGAGCTAATTTGATTATCATTGTATCACTTGAAGTAAGTGGAAAACTGCCTGTAGTTGCGCTTCCATTAATTTGAATAAAGCAGTTTCCATCTGTAGTAACTGCGCAGATTAAACTTTTTGCTGATCCTGATGTAATCTCATGTGTAATTGTTGTATCTACGCCATCAGTAGTAGCAGTAATACTTTGACTACCCAAGTAGTCTTTAACAGGGCCGCCAAATTCTCCAAAATCAGCCATTAGCAAACTACCTTATGAACTGTAATTGTAGGCGTGCTTGCTGTCCCTCTGCAACCTAATGTGTTGCCGCTTGGTATTTTAGCAATAAGCGTGTCACTACTAGTCATTGCAAGACTGTTTGCGGTTGCTGCACCATTAATTTCTATTGTTGCGTTTCCACTACTTGTAATAATCATTGTGACATGTCTGCTACTATCTACACTAGATGAATCGTCTGTGTGCGTGATAGTTGTGGCAACATTAGTATTACTAATACAAGTAATACTTTGCTTACCTAGTGTAGCCTTGATAGGACCGCCATAACTTCCGTATACTGCCATTTTATAAACTCCAAAATCTGTGTATGTATTTATTAAAATAAATACTTGATGCTACTTAAAGAAATTACACAACCCAGCGATATGCAAGAACTTAAAATGCGTTTGACAAGTTTCAGAGACTGGTTAACGCAAGGTAGCCATACACCCAAAGAAATTGCCACAGAACTTGAAAGCAACATTGGCGACATTACCCGTGTTGAAATGGAACTAAGTCCTAATGTTGATAAAGGTGACATGAACGCTAGTGCTGCTTATGAACAAGATGATGATGAAGATGGTGAAATACCATTTGAAATTACACTTGTGTTTAGCAACAAAGAAGATCGCATGGCAATAAATGATCCAAATCCATTAATAAATCGTATACTAGATATGATGAAACACGAAATGATTCATCAAAAACAAGCAAGAGCAAGAGACTTTGAAGATTATACACAGGGCAAAGATAAACGTAACATGAATTACGAATACATGAGCCGTCCAGATGAAATAGAAGCATATGCTATGAACATTGCTGACGAATTGTATCGTCAAGTAGGCAAAGAAGATGCACTAAAACTACTACGCATGGCAGGCAAAACAGCCCAATTTAAAGATGAAATGGGCAATTTTTTAAGTCCAGACTTATTTGCATACATGGGCATGTGGAATTTTGATAGCAAGCATCCTGTTATAAAACGCTTGCTAAAAAGAATTTATCAGTATATTAATACGCACTAATTTGTACGTTTACATCTATGCTTTCACCAACATTACGACTTCTTGTGCTTGACATCACGCCTCTCAGTCCTAATGCTTCATAACTAATACTATATCCTGCAAGGTATTCTTCAGTGCGTTCATTGTACTGTGTATTGCACTTGCTTACCTGTCTATATCCAGTGATCTCCTGATTCTTTTTGTTCTTCATATCACTGCCGATAAGACCACCAATAATTGCACCTGCTGCACCTGCATTATCACCTTTAACAACATTGTTACCGAGAATACCGCCGATAATAGCACCTTCTAGATCCATACCAAACACCGAACTGTCGTTATTCTTTCCTTGTCCATACACAGGTACTTCTTCAGTCCAACATTTTTGCACAGGTTCTGTTACAGTCTTTGTGGCATATCTTGGCTCTACACTTGTTACTGTGCCACGCACAGTGTATGATTCAGCAAGCGCATTGAGTGCAAATAGACTTACGGCAATAAAAGTACCTGCTGCAATTAGATCACGTTTTAATGTCATTGTTTACTCCTTACCGGACTAGGTCCGTCTGTTTCTAGTTGATAAAACCATCCTGCTAAACTATATCTAGGATGATCTGCTGTTATACTCACAGGACTTATAAAGTGCTTATTGATACGAGTCCCTGTGACTTCACTCACATCCATAATTAATAATCTATTTCCAAAAGGTTCTATACTGTCTACAATAGTTCGTTCATCTTTTCCAAGTATACAAAGTTGTCCGCCCCATTGTGCAAGCCATGTTTCATTAAAATAAAATATATATGCACACCAGCGTCTTGGATCATTATGTGCATTAAGCCAGGCAGTATGATCATAATAACTGTATGTAGGCTGATTTGTAAACATGTTAGTAAAACCTGTTACTTCACTAACAAGATCGTGAAACGTGTAATCAGGCTTTGTCACACTGTAATCTTCTGTAACAATACGATTAAACTCTGTCACGAATCTATTTTTATGTACTTTGTGATGATCCTTTAGAAGCCAATAAGCATAGTGCCAGTAACTAAATTTTCCTCTTGCGTCTTCAATAAATTGTTTATGTATAGGTCCAAATTCATCGCTATCTTTGAATCCATACCGAAACTTGTTATGACTGTTGTGTATACAAGTCCAAACGCCGTATTCCATTTCAGGCACTGCTTTGTACAGTGCTTGAATGTAATGTTCCTCTAAAACATTATCAACAACGCAGTAACGTTTTTCTGCAAAGTCTGCTTTTGCTTGTGCTACATTTTCTCGATTAAACATTAGTCCCAACGATAAAAAATATGATCATCTACTTTTGTAATCAGTGTAATTGTTTTATTCCAGTCTGGATCTACATAATCTGCATGATAGTGCGTTGCACCCTCAACTAGACCACTGTACTTATTAAACACCATTACGTTAAAGGCAATATCCTGAGCCATGCGCCATGCATGATTATTATCTTTGCTAGGAATATCATCCTTGCGTCCATCACAGTACCAACTAAACTGACACATATTACGCTTAGGATAAAAAATACGTTCCTCTTCTGGTAACTCTGGATCCTTTGCAGTTTTCCAACTTTCCCTGATAGGCCCTTCAGTTATAACTTCACATACTGTGTTAGGAAAACGTGTATCCAGCACTCTATTAATTACAACACGCGCAACAGCAATTTGTCCTGCTCTACTTTGATTATTACTTTCAAAGTATATATTCCGTGCCATACAGTTTAATTCGTCAGCATGAACTTCTGTGCCGCCACTGTATGTTAATTCATCTTCATGTGCAACTGCTTGTTTAATTAATCCTGGATCTATTATATAATCTGTATTATCTGATACAGAAGCGACAAACATACTTACAAATACAGCAGTAGTAATTACTCCTACATACTCAAAGAACCTAAACATACGCAACCTCAATAGTTGTTTAACTATTATTAGTATACATTGATTATTCATTGTGTCAACTGTTTTGTTTAGCAATTTCTCTATCGTAATCTTCTTTTGCTACAATGCCTTCACTAACTAATCTTTGTCTATTTGCTTCGTGTGCGGCAACTGTATCAGCCTTTGATCCGCCCGTATAAGGCACTGCATGTCCCTCTTCAATAAGGATCTCAGTAAGCATTTTATCGCCTAAAACAAAGTCACCAAGTATACGTCCAAACTTGCCCTTCATGTCCTCACCATTTTTGTTGATCTGCGTTTTTAAGATCGCTGTTTCGCCCATAAGTTGCCCAACTCTTGCTTTTGCTGCTTCTCCAAACAAGTCCTCAACTTTATCACTAGTGCGGCTTTCAGGTGTATCAATACCCATAATTCTTACACGTTCATCTTTTAACACTATACCAAATCCTAGATCAATATCCACATCCACTGTGTCGCCATCTATAATTTTTACTACTGTTGCTTTGTATTCATACATTGACTTCTCTCCTCAGTCGTGTATTTAACAAAAAAGAGCACCCGAAGGTGCTAGTTTAATGGGCATTTATATTTTGTTAGTTAGGTAGCACACATCCTCGTGTTACATCTCATATGTGGCATCTTGATCCCGGCCCTCTGTTTACTTAGCACTGTGACTAGGCATCTTTGTTTCTACAAACCAAACATGTTGTTTTAATTTAGGATGATACTTACGCATACGCAACTTTTTACCTTCACGGATCATGCTTATGCTTTTGCGGGCAAGAAAATGATATGTTGCATTCTCACGTTTTTCGCCCTCTGGTATCATGTGGGCTTTGCTGTCTTTGTTTTTCTTTGCTGCCATTGATTTATCTTTCTAATGCTTTGCGCAGATCTTCCATAATCTCTGCTCTTGTTTTTTTCTTAGGTAGGTCTGGCTCGGACTTTATAGCATTTCTCATGCTACCAATTACACCACTTACTGTGCCAAATGCATCACCTTTTGCAATACTGTGTACTAAACTAGTAGTTGTAATTATTGGACTGCATGCAACTAATAGCACAATTACAATTGCTATTAGTATTATTTGGATGGAGCCTTCTTTCCACGCCAGTCGCCCCACTGCTCATGCGCAGGTACACGGATAAAAGGTTTGTTGGTTTCATTTGTATTTGGATTAGGTATTGTAAGCATTACGTTTTTGCCACTTGCCCAAGCACTGCGTTTGTTAATTGCTTGCATAAATGTTTCATTGTACTCACGTCTTTGTTGTTTGCTGTAACTTGACTTCTTTTGACAGTGTGTACCGCTACTTGTTTGTGTTGATCTAGATCTTTTCTTACCCATAGTCTGTTCCTTATATAAGTGGCACTTCTGTTTCTAGGCAGTACCCGCCCACGCATACCTATACTTAGGCTGCTAGTGCCATTTCTGGCTGATAATTGTCATTTGCAATTATAGTTTTTCTTGCGATAACCGTGCTTGCGCCGGATAACTCCACTTGCCTATTAACTGTCAGTCGATCCTATTTCGCCCCCATAAGCACACACCTTAATGTGTATTGGTGGAGGCGCGGGGTACCGCCCCCCGGTCCTGTCCAGCGTTGAACTTGCTTCAACGTTACATATTATTTATAGCATTGTTTTGTATATTTGTCAATTAATTTGTGCAAGATTCCTGACCAGCACATTCTTTTGGATAACACTGAACAACCATCTTGTAGTATTCGTTCTCATAGTGTTGAGCCCATTTGCTGTCTTGAATTATATATTGACATTGTTTTTCAGTCATAGGTTCTTGAAGTACAATTTGATTACCAATGTACTCCCATTCAGTGCCTGTGTTACCCCACATTGAGATAACAAGCAAAAACTCTTTCATATGTGCCTCTTTTAATTACGTCCCATGTGCTTGCAGCCAGAGTCTCTGGCTACCCAGTCCATAAGTTTGAATAATCTTTTACGCAGCCTTACTAACATTTTGAAGTTGTCCTTGTAGTGGATTTGCAGGATCAACTCCTAGGAAATTGCCCCACTCTGCATAGTAGTGACGCATGCCAACTTCGTCGTGTATTGTCGAATTTTCATGTCTGCCGTGCAGTAT